AGTATTCGGAAACTAGGAGGATATAATTATGGCATCAACTACATTTTCGGGACCGATTAAAGCGGGAACGATTTCAAATACAACAGGTACAACACTTGGTGATAACGTAAAAAACGTTGGTCAAGTAGTAATGACTCAATCATCAGATGTTGCCTTAACTCACGCAACAACTACAGCAACTGCTTTAGGAATTGTTATTCCTGCAAACAGTCAAATCATTAGTGTTGATTTAGTTATAGAGGCTTTATTCACAGCTTCTTCTACAACTACAATTTCTATTGGAACTGCGTCAGGAACTCCAGCTAACCTTTGCCCAGCAACAAACGTTACAGCAACAGCTTTAGACGTTTCTATGGGACAAGCGGCAGTAGGTGTTTTTGATAATACTGGTTCAAGTGATGTTGAACTTTTTGGTATTACTGTTGCTAACTCTGCAAACGCAGGTAAAGCAAGAGTGGTTGTTACATACGCACAAAATAATAATTTAACTGCGTTATAATAATTAATTTAGTGTGGGCTTCGGCCCACACATAATTTTAACAGGAGAAAAAATGGGAACATATGTTGCAAACGTACAAGCCAAAAGATTAACTTCGACTGGAACTGTTTTTGCAGGACCCGCTAGACTTTTAGGAATTTATTTTGTTGCTGATACAACAGCAGGATCTATTGAGTTAAAAGATGGTGGTGGTTCTGGAACATCAAAAGCAGTATTTGATACACCACTAGGTGCATCTACCGCTGGTCAAGAAACTACTTATCAAATTGAAATTCCAGGTGATGGAATTAGATTCGAAACAGATTTACACGCTACTTTAACTAACGTTGACAAAGTAACATTTCTATTTGGATAGGAGTTTTAAGTGGCTACAATAACTTATAAAGTAACCGTAGCAACGGGGACTAACAAATACGGAACCGGTAATAAATATTATATTAACGGAGAGGCTAATGTTGTCTTATATTTACAAGAAGGCAATACTTATATATTTGATCAGTCTGATTCTACAAATGGAACTCATCAATTAGCTTTTTCAACCACAGATAATGGAACTTGGGGTGGAGGAACCGCTTACACTACAGGTGTAACCACTACTGGAGTTCCTGGTAATGCAGGAGCGAATGTAACAATTAATGTTGCACCAGTTAGAACTACTGGAGCACCTTATTTATTTTATTATTGTACTGCGCATAGCGGTATGGGCAATAATGCTCTTACTATTGCACCCACTTCTGGTGAAACAGAATTTAATCCACAAATAGATGAAGTAATAGAAGAGGCTTACGAAAGAACAGGTGTGTTGGGTACAAGAACAGGTTATCAATTAAGATCTGCTAGAAGATCTTTAAATATATTATTTCAAGAATGGGGCAACAGAGGTGTTCATTTATGGAAAGTTAAACTTGCAAAAGTTCCGTTAGTAGAAGGACAAGCAGAATACAATTTTGCATCTGATTCAGAAAATTTTCCACAAGATATTGATACAGTATTAGAGGCATACTACAGAAATAATTCTGATGCTACAGCACCACAAGATATTGCACTTACAAAAATAGATAGATCTGCATACTCGGCAACACCAAATAAATTAGCTAAAGGTACACCGTCACAGTATTATGTAGAAAGAAAATTAAATCCAAGTATATTTTTATACACAACACCAAGTTCAAGTGTGTCTGATTCTACAACACCAAGTAATTTTCAATTTTGTTTTTATTATTTATCTAAAATACAAGATGTAGGCGCATACAATAATACATCAGATGTAGTAAATAGATTTTATCCATGCATGATTTCAGGTCTTGCATATTATTTAAGTCAAAAAGTTTCACCAGATAGATCTGGAGAATTAGAACGAAGGTATGAAAGTGAAATGTTAAGAGCTCTTGATGCAGATAATCAAGGCACATCTAGTTTCATATCACCACAAACATTTTATGGAGATGGAGTATAATGGCTAAGTATGCATCAGGTAAAAGATCATTAGCAATTTCTGATAGATCAGGAATGGCTTTTCCATATACTGAAATGGTCAGAGAGTGGAACGGATCTTTAGTTCACACATCAGAGTATGAACCAAAGCAACCACAACTTGAACCAAAACCAGTTGGCTCTGATCCACAAGCTTTATTTAATCCAAGACCACAACCTGCATCTAAAACAAGTTTAATACTTTTAGACAGCAATCCATTTACAACTGTTATTTATGGGGGAACAACTTACGTAAATGTTTTTTCAGAAGATCATCAAAGAAGTGCAGGAGATGTTGTAAGATTTAGAGGACCACCTGTTGTGACAGCATCTGGACCCGGTGGTGCTAATCCTGATGATATAAAAAACTTACAACAGTTTGCAACCATTCCTACATTTGATAATGTTAGTGATTTAAATAATGTGAATGGATTTACAATTGCATTAGGACAAATAAATTCTGCAGGAGTTGTTACGGGAGCTACAACAACAGATCCTTTAACACAACCAATTAATTATTTTTATATAACAAGCACTAGTAATGCTACATCAGGTGGTGTATCAGGTGGTGGAGATAATTGTTCTGCAGGACCAGTAACACTAGAGGTAGTAAACGGATAATGGCATACACCTTAACAAATTTACAAGACGATATTAGAAGCTACACAGAAGTTAGCTCAACAGTTTTAAGTAGTAGTGTCCTCGACACCATAATTAAAAATTCAGAAAATAAAATTTACAGAGAGGTCGATTCTGATCAAGATCGATTTTATGCAACATCAAACTGTATTATTGGAAATAGATATGTAACTATTCCACAAGATTTAAGATTTATAAGATATGTACAATTAAAAGATGCAGCTGGAAATCAATATTATCTAGAGCAAAGAGATACTAGTTTCATGGCAGAATACTACTCTACACCTGGAACACAAGCTGTAGATATTCCAAAATACTATGCAAACTGGGATGAAGAATTTTGGGTTTTGGCCCCTACACCAGATAAAACTTACGAAATTACTTTGGCCTACAACAAACAGCCAGAAACAATAACTGACACAACTTCTAGCCCCGCTCCAGCTACAAATGGAACTTATCTATCAAACAAATATCAAGATTTACTTTTATACGCATGTCTGGTAAATACATATGCATACTTGAAAGGTCCGCAGGATATGTTACAATACTATCAAGGAGCTTATGAAAAAGCGCTTTATTCGTATGCGATTGAACAACAAGGTCGTAGACGCCGAGACGAATATGCTGATGGTGTTATTCGTACCGTATTGGCATCAGAAAACCCATCAAGTAATAAATAAGGAGTAATATAATATGGCAAATATAATACCGTTTAGTTTTAGAGGTGCTCTCTTCTCTGGTCAACACGACTTTAAAGCTTCTGGAGGAAACACTTTTAAAATTTCTTTGTATACAACTAATCCATATACAACCGCATCAACAGTTGCTTTATTAGGAACTAGTAATGGTGAGGTAGATACAACAGGTGGAACTAACTATTCTGTTAAAACATTAACAAATCTTGGAGTTGCGTCGAGCACAGCAGTTGCTTCAGTAGACTTTGATAATGTTAGTTATAGTAGTGCATCTTTCACTGCAGCTTTTGCAGCGATATATAATACGGATACAGTTGATAGTACAGCAAATAGACTAGTAGTGGTTTTAGATTTTGGCGGTAATAAGACAGCAACGAATGGTACTTTTACTATTACGTTTCCTGATCCGACTACACCAGCTAATGCAATTATTAGTATGAGTTAAGGAGAAAATTTATGGCGTTGGTAATAAACGACAGAGTAAAAGTAACAAGCACAACTACTGGTACAGGTGCGATGGCACTTGGAGCAGCAGCGACTGGTTTTGAAACTTTTGCACAAGGTATAGGTAATAATAACACGACTTACTATTGTATCTTTAATCAAGGTACAAGTGAGTTTGAAGTTGGACTTGGAACATTAGATGGTTCAAGTGCTAATCTAACTAGAACTACAGTTATCTCTAGTTCTAATTCAGATGCAGCAGTTAACTTTACTAGTGGTACCAAAGATGTATTCTGTACTTTACCAGCAAGTAAATCGGTTTATCTGGACGCAACAGGTAATCCAGTAGGAGCAGCAAGTAACGGTTTTGCACTAGCAATGGCC